ATATGGCGTACTTGACTCGTCACTGTGGCACAAACGTGGTGATACTGGCCCTAGCCTAGCAGAACAAATGATTATGAGGGGCTGTCGTTGGCGTCCATCAGATAGAAGTAAAGGCTCACGTGTAGCTGGTAAGAACGAAATACACAGACGTTTACAGATAGATGAGTTTACAGAAGAACCACGCATGGTATTTTTTAATAACTGTACAGAAACAATATCACAGTTACCCGCTATACCACTGGATAAAAAGAATCCAGAAGATGTAGATACCCATGCTGAAGATCACTTGTATGATGCATTACGTTATGGTATAATGTCTCGTCCACGTTTTAGTATATTTGATTATGACAGTAGAGGCACACCTCAGAACAGTATGCCAATGGCAGACTCAACTTTTGGATATTAAGGAAATATAAATGGAAGAAGATAATACATTCATTGAAGACGAATCAATAGTACTAGAGGATAGTGAGCAATCTTCTATAGACGATTATCAAACCAATAACATTATTCCTTATATTGAGGGACGCTTTAAACGCTCAGAAGATTATCGCAATCAAGATGAACAACGCTGGTTAGCTGCATACAGAAACTACCGTGGTATATATGGTCCTGACGTACAATTTACTGAAGCTGAAAAGTCAAGAGTTTTTATTAAAATTACTAAAACTAAAACATTAGCTGCATATCAACAGCTTGAGTCTATTATGTTTGCTAACAATAAGTTTCCTTTAACAGTAGATCCTACAGAATTACCAGAGGGTGTTGTAGCAGATGTACACTTTGATCCTAAAGAACCAGAGCAAATTAAAGAGTCAGAAGAAAACGATCCTATAACTCCATATGGATTTAAAGGTGACGGTAAAGAACTGGCTAAAGGTGCTACAAGTAAAACACTAGGCGAAATGCTAGGTTCTTTTACAGATAAACTACGTGGTATAGATGGTTTAAAAAATGGTACAGGTATGACACCTACCGCTATTACATTTAGCCCAGCTATGGTAGCTGCAAAGAAAATGCAAAAGAAAATACAGGATCAGCTAGAAGAATCTAATGCAAGTAAACATCTGCGTAATACTGCATTTGAAATGGCATTGTTTGGCACTGGTGTTATGAAGGGTCCATTTGCTGTTGACAAAGAGTATCC